GTTATATAAATGCCTTTAACTTCAAAAGAAGTAAATCAGTTTGTTTCATCATCATATGATAAAAAAGGTACTCCACAAATAAATAACTATGTTTTAGATAAGGAACTTTCAACAAGAAAATCTAAAGTATATCATGACCCAACAACAAATAAAACAGTTGTAGCAAATCGTGGAACAACAGGAACATTAAGTGATTGGAAAAATAATTTAGAATATGTAACAGGAAGATATGGTTCAACAGATAGAATGAAACAAGCAGAAAACGTACAAGATAAAGCAATACAAAAATACGGAAAAGTTGATACAAATGTAACACATAGCCAATCTTCTATTATTGGAAGAAGGCTAAACTCTGAAGGTAAAACAGGACAAGTAATTGAAGTAAATCCTGCTATAATGTTTGAGAAACAAAAGAAAAATGAATATATTGTAAAATCACGAAATGACCCTGTATCACTATTAACAAATATAAATCCATTCTTAAAAGATAAAAATAATACAATTATTGAAGGATTAACTAATAATCCATTAACAGAACATAGTTCAGATGTTTTACAAAGGATTAATCAAACTATCGGTAAAGGTGTTAAATTACATGTAGGATTAGATAATGAGACAACAAGTGATGAGATAGATAAAAATCTAAAAAAAGTAAGAGGATATCATGGTTGTTTTTTAAAACAAGAATTGCCAAGTTTACAAAATGGATTTTATGTGATTAATTTAAATGGTTCAAGTCATTGGACATGTTTATATAAAGATAATGATTTATTTTTTTATTTTGATAGTTTTGGATTTCAAGCACCAAGTGAAGTCGAAGATAAAATGAATGATTATACATGGAGTGATAAAGAAATACAAAACTTGGATACAAGTTCATGTGGATTTTATTGTATAGCATTTGCTAAATATATGGAAAATAAACTAAATCCATTGAAAGCATTTTCTACTTTTGTGAATCTTTTTAGTAATAATACTAAAGAAAATGAGATGATTCTTTCGGTTCTATTGAATAAAAATTAAGAAATCCTTTACGTAAATGACCACCTTTGTGTCCTTTCATATCTACCATTAAAAAACTAAATGGTTCTTTTACAGCATCATCATACATTTCTCTGAATATTTCTTTTTTAATATTATGAATATTATGATTTCTGGCAATGTTTTGTATTGTAGTATTATCATTTAGTTTAAAAATCATAAAATAGTTGGCATTTCTTGTGATCACTTTTGGAACACTTGTATAATTTTGACATAAGGCAACTACTGTGAATCCAGCCTTACGTCCACCTGTGAAATATTCGTTAATTTTTTTGAAATCTTTTTTAGACATATTAATAAAATCATCAACAATTAATAGTTTATGTTTCGATTTATCTTCTTCAAAATCTTTTAAAGATGGTAATTCATTAATGTCACTAATAAGTTCAGTATCTGGTACATTTTTTTTTAATAAATTATAAATAGGTTCATCAGTAGATACAGGATTAAAAACAATAATTTCATAGAATGAACCATCCATACGTTTAATCATATCATAAACAGCATTAGTTTTTCCAACTCCAGTCCCACCAATAACAACAATCATGCTATTTGGCAAAATGTGATGTTTTTTGAAAGTAGAATCAGTTTTTTGTTTTGGTAATCCAACATAATGATTCTTAATTTTATCCATACTAAATCCTAACATTTAATTTTTGAAAAATTGGAACTTCTTTACCTTTATTTCGTATTAATAAACTAATAGTAACATTTGTATCTAGCATTGCTAAAGAGTTATAATTCTGATCTAAAAAATAGATGATTAAATATTGATATATACCAGGACTCATTTTAATCCATTTAAGAGCAGTAGGTTGATAATTAATATTTGTACCAAAAGATGATGTAATAGGAAGTGTATCTAAAATATCAGTTGGAACACCACATGGATTATCAACTAACGAGCATCTTATAATTAAACTATTTACATTAGAACCAATTGGAATAATTTGATTTAATGTCGAAGCATTTGAAGTATTTACAGATGGATATGTTCCTTGATTGAAACCTATTACTTTACCAAAATTATTATTTAATATAAGCAATTGAGGACATAAAGAAGTTGAATAATAACCAATCCAATTACTTGGCTGGGTATATCCTGATGGTAATGAAGTAGGCACCAAAGTCGTAATAAGTTGAACTCCATATGTATTAATGTTATATAAAAGTGTTAAATAATAGACATATTGTCCTGATGAATTAATTAAATAAAATCCATTTGTAATACAAAACTGTTGAATATATGCATTAATATCTGTCACTGAAAAAAATCCTTCATTTAATGTAATATTTGAAGTAATAGTACCTAAAGGAGTAGGAAATAAAAGTTGAAATGTTCTATTATTATATGCAGTTGTAATATTAAACCACGAATAAGGAATTTGAATTTGACTAATACATATTTCGGCTTCATCTAAAATAGTCATCGAGCCATTAATAAAATTATATCTATATGTATTATTTGTGATAGCATTGCTTGAATTTAATATGAGATTGTAAGCCATTATATATTATAAATATTAATTTCCAATTGCCATCCATTGAACGGTAGGTGTGCCTACTGATGAATATAATTTAAAGTTTGTAGTTGTAATCGAGTTAGCAGATACTCCTTGAGCATTTACGTTTATATTTGTTAAAAATACATATGGAGCAACATTAAATGTTTGTCCAAAAGAAACAGTTACACCAGCAGTAGATGATAGAGCACTTCCTAAAATAACTATTTGTGTTGTAGTAGTGCCTTTTATAGACATAACTGAATTGCTATTTATAGATAGAAAATTTGTAAAATTATTTGTTCCTGACCATGTATTATTTGCTGATTTTAGATTTGTAATAGCAGTAGTTACATTTGCAGCAGTTTGATAACCATAAGATGTAATAGCAGTTGTAACCTGTGCAGCAGTTTGATAACCATAAGATGTAATAGCAGTTGTAACTTGTGCTGCGGTTTGATATATAGAAGATAAAGCAGAAATAGCACTAGTTACATAAGCTGTAGTTGCTCCAAATGTTGAATTATCAGAGGCTATTTTAGTAGGCATTGTTATATTACCTTGTATTGCTACAGTAGAAGTAGATTTACCTAAATTAATACCGGAAGCAGTTGTTCCACCAATTAATAAAGTAGTTCCAATACTAGTATCGATTGATGGAGTTGTAGCACTTGTTAAAACAAGAGTATTTGTTCTTGCTTGACCTATTAATGATATTGTTGTTCCAGTAATATTTATTGTAGATGTTGTTCCTGTTCCAATGTTAATTCCAGTCGAAGATGCACCAATTGTTAATAATCCAGCATAATTTAAAATAGGTGATACTATAGATGAAAATGTTTGTGTAGCAGTCCAAGTATGAGCAGTAGTTAAAAAATTTGAAAAAGCACTAGTGACATAAGCTGTAGTCGCTCCAAATGTAGAATTATCAGATGCTGATTTAGTAGGCATTGTTATATCAGACATACATGTAACAAGTCCATCAAATATTGTTGTTCCATAATTTTCTAAAGTTGAAAGAGCAGTTCCAATTAAAATAGTTGATGTAAATCCAGAAGTAGCAATTTGTAGAGTGCTTGAGGAACTTTGTATTTCATTTGTAATGAATAATGGACAATTCATTGAATTACTATATACATTACTACCAATAAGATATGTATCAAATAATGAACCACCTAAATATAATGTGCCTGGTGTATTTTGTCCTATGAATAAATTACTACCACTATCTACATTTTGTGTAATAATACCAGCATTAAATGTTTCGACGGCAGTAGCCGTATCTGCAACTGTTTTTTGTAAATATAATGTATTTGCTTGATCTTGTGTAAATGTCGATGTTGTTTCAAAAATAGTAGGATTAAAATCAAGACCAGTAAATGAATATAATGGAGGGAAATAAGCACTCATATATTTAGTAAAGATATTTTATGCTATTCTAGTAACTGTCATACGAAAACCAGAAGTAGTAGTTGACATTGAAGTTCCAGTAAAAATATAAGTTAAATAGAAATTAAATGTTGTATTTTTAACAACTGAAAAAATTGCTGTAAGATTCATTGATTCACTATTGCCAGAAGAAAAGGTATTTCCAGACATACCCCATACATTTTGGGCTATAGTAGTTGAAGCTGTAGGAACTAATGTATCGGCTGTAATACTTGATTGTTTTGATGTCATTACACAATTAGCAAGTGCTGTTCCAGTACAATTAATTAAATAAACACCTTGTATTGTAACTAACTGAGTACCATATAATAGTTGTACTCCAGATGTGAATGTTCCAGAAGCACTACAAGATATTGGATATGTATATCCAATTTGTGCAGTTGTAAATGTAGGTATAGTAGCATAAGATAAACTAATAGTAGGCAATGTTAATGTTGAAGAACCAATCGTAGTAGGCATTGTAGAAGAACCAATAGTAATAGTGCTTGCTGCACCTAAACCATTATCACCAATATGAATAGCCCCTGTATTAGTTGTAGCATTAGCGATATTAACTGCTCCACTATTATTAGCACCATCGGCAATATGAACTGAACCACTATTTGTTGCTCCATTAGAAATATTAACTGCACCTGTATTTGTAGCACCAACACATAAATTAACATTAGCAGATTGTGTTGCTCCACTTGCTAAAGTAATATTTCCAGAACGACTATCAGCACAACCAATCGCCATAAATGAACTTGTTTGTGATGTTCCAATAAGCATTACACTCGATGGCGTAACAACATCATAATTACTTGATTTAGTTCCTGAAGTAAATGTTTCTATTCCTGAAGCCGTATCGGCTACAGTTTTTGATAAATATAAACCATTTGCTTGACCTTGAGTAAGTCCAGTTGTTGTTGTAGTAAAAAATGATGGATTATAGATAGAAACAACATATGTAGGAGGATTCGAGGCAGACATTATATTATAATAATATTTTTAATTAAGCCATTCTTATAGCATAAAATATAATATTAGCAGTAACACCTGATGTAATTGAACCACCTGTATATTGACTATTCCAATTTAAATAAATAGTTGTAGCAGTTGTAAATGATAATGGAGAACATACGGGAACAGTATATGCAACAGTCAATGATAATCCGCCAAATGAATTATTTACTAATGAATTAGCAAATGTATTCAATGTATCACTTATATTTTGACCTATAAGAGTTATTGTAGAACCAGAAACAGTTGGAGTAAATTGACCAAATACATAATAAACACCTGCAGATGGTATAGCAAGTGATGCTAATGATTTTGTTATACCAGATGATAAAACATCAGTAGATACACCTAAACGTGTTGATGCTACTTTATATCCTAATTGTGTTGAAGTTGGTACTACATTTCCAGTTCCTAATGTTATATTATTATTTCCACTTACATATAAGCCACCATTTGCCGTAATTAATCCAGTTGATGATAATGAACCATTACATGTTAAAGGAGTATTTACATTTCCAATATTTATAGCATATGGATTATTTCCTGATGATGTCCCAATATTTATAACACCAAGAGAACCACCTGTGCTTAATCTTGAACCACCACAACCAATGTTAAGACCACCTGATGTTTGTAAATCGCCAATATTTACATCGCCAGTTCCATTAGCAATATTATTAATAGATGAACTTTTACACTCAATAGAACTCAAATGAACAGAGTTTGAAGAATTATTTATTTTAATTGTTCTTGTTCCTACATCAGTTCCAATAGAAATAGCAGGAGTTGCATCACTATTTAATGTACTAATTGTAGATATAATAATTTTTCCACTATTACCTGAACTACCAATCTGTAAAGTATCTGATGGTGATATAGTATTTAATGAATCTGTAGCAATACCACCAGAAAAAGTTTCTAAAACAGTTGCCGTATCACTTATTGTTTTTTGTAAATATAAACCATTTGCTTGACCTTGAGTAAGTCCAGTTGTTGTTGTAGTAAAAAATGATGGATTATAGATAGAAACAACATATGTAGGAGGATTCGAGGCAGACATAATATAAATAAATAAAATATTATTATAAAATAATGGCTTTCACACTTGTTTTAAATAGTTCAAATGTTATAGGAACAAGTAATACTAATTTTAAATATAATTTTCTTGGAGGTAATTTTGTAGCAAAAGATATGGAAATGTGTGTATCTGCTTTAGCAATTCCATATAGTTTTTTTAATGTATCACAATTTTACAATAATCAAAACTTTTCATTAATATTTCCAACAGGATCAACAACAACAACGTTAAATATTACTTTACCAGCAGGTTTTTATCAAATAAGTGATATTAATAACTATATTCAAAATCAATGTATAGCATCAGGTTTATATTTAGTAAATAGTTCATCTCAAAATGTATATTATTTTACGATAGCAGTAAATGTGGCATATTATGCTGTTCAAATAGTATGTCTTCCAGTTCCTACAAGTTTAGCAACAGGTTATAGTTATGCATCGACAGGATTTTATTCAACTGTAGGAGGATTACCAACAACAGGATATACGCCACAATTAGTGATTCCATCTAGTGGAAGTATTGGAACTATTATAGGATATCCAGCAGGAACATATCCGTCCCCACAACAGACAACCACTTATACTAAGAATAGTACATCAACACCACAAGGTTCAACAATTAATTCACTTGTATTAAGATGTAGTATATTGAAAAATAATGTTACAATTCCAAGTGATATATTAGATGGATTTCCAATAAATACGACTTTTGGAAGTAATATTACATATGCTCCATCGTTTGAAAAATGGATTTCTATAGCAGATGGAACATATAGTAATTTTACATTGTTACTTACTGATCAGAATCTAAATACAATATCAGCGCAAGACCCAAATGTAGCAATTACTTTATTGATTCGAAAAAAAAATGTTTGATTAAGTTATGCATCTTATGTCAGCAATGGGTATTTCTCACAAGCATTTCGCTAAATATAGGCATTTACAACACATGGTTCATTCTAAAAGTCATCACGCTCATCATGCTCATCATGCTCACCATGGACATCATGCTCACCATGGACATCATGCTCATGGTAAAGGAGGACTTTTCAAAAAATTAGAAGAAGATGAATTGCCAATTTTAGGAGAAGGACTTAGACGACATCGTAAGCATGCTCCATTAAAGTTTCGTATGTAAATATATGGATGAAACAAAAAGTGATACAACAGATGAACATAATTGGAGTACAGATTTAGAAACACAATTAGAAAATATTGAAAAAAACTCAGTAGTAAGATGTGAAATAGCAAGAAAAGAATATTTACAATTAATACAGATACAAAAATATTTTCAAATCCCTGTTATCATTATAAGTGGTATTAATTCAATTTTCGCTGTTGGATTAACTTCTTATATGAATCAAAGTTTAGTATCAGTATTAAATTGTTTATTAAGTTTTTTTGTATCAATAATACAATCAATAGCATTATATTTGAATATAACAAAACGAATAGAGATATCATTGTCATCATATCGTGATTTTTATTTGTTATCTATAAAAATAAATAATTGTTTGAGATTAAATAGAGAACATAGAAGTGAATTAGATGGTCGAACATTTTTAAGAGAATGTTTGAGTGAATATGAAACATTGTTTAGCAATTCAAATGTGAATATTTTGTATATAGAAGATAAATTAATAGAAAATAATGTTTTGTAAATATATGCCAGATTATTCTAAGACAATTATTTACAAAATAATCCATAATACGAATCCAGATTTAATATATGTAGGAAGTACAACTAATTTTAATAAACGAAAAAATCAACATAAATCAAGAAGTCAGAATCCAGCTGATAAAGAACATTTGATTCAAAAATATAAAATGATTCGTGATAATGGTGGATGGGATTCATTTACAATGACACCAATAAAAATAATGCCATGTAAAACAAAAATAGAAGCATTAATAGAAGAAGAGAAATGTCGTATAGAATTAAAAGCAAATATGAATAGTAATAGATGTGTAAAACAAACAATTGAAGAATATAGAAATGAACATAAGGAAGCAATCGATAAATATAGAAAGCCATATTTATCAATAAAAACACGTCAATATACAGTGAATGATTTAGAATAAAATAAAATGATATTATATGCCATTTGTAGTAAGAAAAGTAGCAAATAAACCCCTTTATAGTGTAAAGAATGCTAAAACAGGTAAAGTACATTCTTATGGTAGTACAAAATCGAATGCATTAGCACAAGTAAGAATATTACATTCAAAAGAAAAAAAGTGATATAATGTGTAGATTTCTTAGATTCTTTTTTTTTTAGTCTTTTTCTCTTTTTATAAAAATATTTCATAACATTTTATAGACTTTTAATTTTGA